AGCTTCTAATGTATTTTCAGATGCTAAATGTTGTTGCTTTTGCATTTCAGCTTGAATATTAGCTTGATATTTAACATTATCTTTATTAAAAGTATTTAATTTATTTTGCATAGCTGCTTGATAAGCAGAAATGTATGAATTTATTTTTTGTATTTGAGCAGCTGCTAATTCAGTATCTTCTTCATTTTGTATAAAATCTCCAAGAACTTGAAACCATTTATTAACATTTACATTTTCATCATCAAAATCATAGTCAAGAGCAGTCCACGATGTATTATCCCAAGATGTTAAATCAACTGAAGTAGAATTTGCTGGGCTATCTCCAGTAGGAATTTGAGGAGGAGTATAGGAAGGAACATCTCCACTAATATCACCTTTAGCAGTAGTTGTTACACCTGGGGCAGATATTGTTATAGTAGGAGCTGATACACTAATAGTTAAAACACCTGGGTCACTATCTCCAAAATCTCCCAATGTCCAATAATCATTAAAGGCAACTCTACTTGTTAAACTTGGTTTAGTATATGCAGGTGCGGTCGTACCAAAACTAACAGAACTAGATGTAAGGGTAGGTACATCTGGAGGAACTGCAGCTATTGATACAGTTGGCATTTCAGCTGAAGATAATTTAGAAAATTCACTAGAAGCTGCATGAAATACAACTGCATTTCTTAAATCACTATCATCATCTATCTTAGAAGAATCTACATATAAAACTCTCGCAGTTGCAGAATCAGTTGGGTCAGGTTTAACTATAACTACTGTACCTTTATCAGTAACTGCATTATCAAGATAATACTTTGGGTATGTAGCTGTTGCTAAATGTAAACTTGAAGAATTTCCTATAAAACCTTTCATACTATATGGAACTTCAGTTGCACTAAGTCCATTTCTAGATACATCTAATATACTATCAGTCGCAGTAGGCATAACCACACTAGTCCCTTGTGAAGTATTTCCACCATGACTAGATGGAGTTGTAAGGGTAGCTGCCCATTTTAATAAATTCTTTGGAACACTAGATACTACAAACTTCTGAGCAGAAATAAGAAACTGTGCATTTGCAGTCCCTACTCCTGTTATATTTTGTATATCAGCTGCTATATTTGTTGTTGCCATTTTTTCATTTCTATTTTAGTAGTATAGGGAGGTATCGAGCCTCCCTATACTTTAATCTATATATGACGCTATTACCCCGTCAATTTAAGACTATTTATTAACTAGGTGGGTCGCCTTGGTCATCCAATACTCCAGTTTCAAGCTGTTCCAATATAACATCGCAAGCAGCTGCGCTAGAGTGAAGCATGAACATGAAAGGAGTGAAAACGTCACCAGTGTCAAAAGTCACATCAGCAGTTGGAGATGTTGTAACTGCTCTACCATCTAATCGGTAAGAAGCAACTCCAGCTTTTGAAATGCGAATTTCTACTGTGTGAGATTCTCCATCTCCCCAGTTGTCTGTTGTATCAGTAGTAACTGTAGTAGCATTATTTAAAATGCTTTCTACTTTAATGTCGCCACTAATAGCATTAAGGCAAGCCACATCAGTATAGTTATCTAATGCTGCATTTGAAGCTTGTGATTTTAATCTAAAACCAAAAGCGCAATCATCAGTAATACTAACATCTTGGATAGAATACCTAAGTTTAGCATAGAAACCAGCAGTTCCGACTGTAAAAGAATCAACACCTTCGATTCCTTTAGTGCCAGGATAGCTCATTGCCCATTGAAAACCTTCGTCATCTGCTGCATCACCTTCGTAATTCATTCCAGTAGATGCTACAGAAGGGCCATCAATAGCTTGAGTTCCATTATAAGATGCAGCTAACTGCAATCCATATATAGAACCAGCTCCTGCTGGATATTGATGCAAGACTACATCTTGAGCAGTACCATCAGCAAGCTTTTGAGCTCCGCCGAGAACGCCATCATCAAGTATCAATGGAGGTCTATCAAATGTCCAAACATTCTTTTTATTAATAAGAACGTCATCTATTATGCCACCTTGTCTGTTTTGTCCGTATAGAGGAATACCCATTTATATTACCTCCTATTTCCAGACGGCATGGGCTTCAGGCATCTGCCATTCCATACCGGCTTCGGTTTGAATTAAGTCAACTCTACGGTCAACACCACTATTTTCTAATGTTTGAACACCAACATAAATCGCAGTATCACGATTTAGTCCATTTCCAACTAGAGGTCTGTATTTACAATGACTCATATTAACGCCAAGCATCTTTATTTGAGTGCCATCTAAGTGTACATTACGAGCAATATTCATAACACCATAAGGAGTTGAAATTTGAGTAATATCTACACCAAATACATTCTTTTTGCCACCAATACTAAAATCAGCTCTACCAGCCATATTGCTAGCTCCAGCTGTTTTTCTCATATTAGCAGTAAAGTATCCACTTAGCTTATGAAGCCAGTTGTATACATCTGTTGAAACCATGAACAATGTCGCATTTGCATTATTGTGTCGTGGGTCTAGGAATTGTGACATATCGTCAAGGAAGTCATCTTGTGCTTTTGTTCCTGTTCCACCCATTCCAGAGCCATCAAAAATATTCCCATAATTAAGAATAAAATCAACAGCACCTTGAGTGTACTGAGTTCCATCAACAGAAGCTTGAGAACCAAATAACAATGAAGTCTCAATATCCCATTTGTGTTCAATCAGCTTTTCACGCCAGATTCGAGCAAACTCATTTGGTTCGTACTTAAGTACTGTTGCACGAGTGGTATTATCCATAGCAAGTGCAGTTTTCCAAATTTGAGTTAATCCAAAACCGGTTGAGAAAGGCTGGTCTTTCCATGTTTCAGGGTAGCCTGTTCCTTGGCCGTGAGCAGTTCCCACAACGTATGACCTAGCTTTTTCAAGCACATTAGCTATATTAGCACTTGAGACAGTTCCAAGTGGGTCATCCCCACAATAACTAGCTAAATACTTAATAGTAGTTGCGCTTGTAGCTTTAACAATTGTTCCTGTAATAGGAGTCCAATATGCTGTTCTTGCTCCATCGTCTTCTGCAGCTCCATCAGATAAATCATGAAAAGTTACAGAACCGCTCTCATTAGAGTGAACGGTATCGATTCGGACAAGAATATAATCATCTACGTCATTAGATGTAACTGCCGCTCCAGATGTCATACCACCAGCATCAGTATTACTTAAATTAACTTTAAGTACCTGGTCTTTAAGTAAGAATCCAGGCTGAGTGCCAGATTGTCCAACTAGAACATCATTACTAGTGTTATTGTTAACACTTCCAATATTACCACTTGACTTATAGTCAGTAGCCATTAGAAGCTTAACTTGTTGTCCTGATGATGTTGTTAAAGAAGCATTTCCAGTTGTTTTCAACTCAGCTTCAGTAAAAACATTAGAACCACTATTGTATCCAATTACATATGCATAACGCTTATGATAAGACGGTCTACGTTCTGTGAATTTAAACTCAGGGTCATCGGTAGGCTTTTTGGCGACTTTAGATACAAATCGGAAGAAAGGGTCTTGAGCTATCGAAAGCTCAGAAACTCTATCACCGAAACTGTATTTCCGTCTAAGGTCACCTGTGTCTTTTGAAGTACCATCAGACCATGTTGCCACATCTGAATATGTACTTGAGCCAAATACATCAGCCATATTATCACCTTTTTTGTTTAAGGGTTACGGCTTAGAGTATTCTCGATTAAGAAATTTTAAATACTAAAAGCCTTTTCTAGTTCACCTTCAGAACCTAAAAGGGCATCAAATATCTTATCGTCAGGAGATTGTTCCACTACTGCGCCTCCCTTAGTAGCTAAGGAATTTGGAATTTCTTGTACTTCACGCATTTTTTCTCGCATCTCATCCCTTGTTTTTGTGGCTATTTTATTATCACGATTCTTACGATTCATTAAATAGTAAATATCCTCAAGTTCGAGAGACTTAGATTTCGCAAAGTCTACAAACTCTGCCCACTCATCATCATTCAGCTCATGCTGTTGACGAAAAGCGGCTTCTTTAGCTAACCTGTGATTTTCAGAGCGTTGTCCTTGTAAAGCTTTTCCAAGTCTACGTTGGACAATGCCATCAATGGTTGCGCCAAGGACTTTTGCAGAATCCGATTCGGGAGTTCCAAAAGCATCCTCAGCATCAAACACGAAATCTTCGGGAAGATTAAGTTGTTGTGCCATATTTTCAGGTGTCTGACCACCACCCTCAAAATAATTTCTCACATGAGTAATTAAATTGGGGTCGTCTCGCATAGCATCTAGGATTGGCATATAAGGTTCAAGCTCTTGGAGCTTTCCATTTAACCTTTTAGCTTCTCTACTAGAATCGCTATACCTTTTTTGCATTGTATCCACATCAACCACTTCTGGATTTGTTTCAACATGCTCTTGACCTTCACTAGGGCTCGTAAGTGTGTTATCACTAATAGAATCCGAGGTTAGCTGCGAAGAATCGTCTAATATCCCACCGTTAACACTTTCATCTAAGGCTTCGAAAAAATTATCGCTTCCTCCAATTAATGCGTCAACTGCTTCAGGGTTAGGATTAGTATTCTCTTGTTCGGGGGCCATAACGGCGTTGCCTTGTTCTTGAGTCATACATTTTTCTCCATTTTATTAATTTGACAAATTAGGAATTTTAATAGAATAGTTACAACTATTCTTTTTCATCCTTTTCTTTGTCTTGTTTTAAGTCATTTCTCATTTCATCTCTTAGTCTTTCAAACTCAACTTTCAACATTCCTTTTAGTAATTTCTGTTGAGCTTGTGTATCTATAACGTCTTTTCTAATTTCGTTAGATGCTTGACCAACCTGCATCTTGATACCTGCTTGTACTAATTGACGCTCCAAAGTCTCAATAGTTCCATCTTTATCTTTAACGGCTTCTTCCATAGATTGTAATTGACTTTGAAGTTGTGAGTACATTGATTTTCTTTCAACAATTCCTTCTTTATTTCTAATATCGGTTTCAGCTATCATCGCAATATCATCAATCAATCCAGCTTGGAACCATCTGAAATATTCTTCTAATAATGCCCATCTATTTACAGGCATTGTAGCTCCTGCTATTACTCTTACGTCAAATCTTGCAGTTGCATAATCTTTAAATTTACCAATCGCTTCTCCATAATCATTGTAAACTGGAATATTAATAGCAACTTCTTTTTCTTGGTCTGGAGTTTGACCTGCTTCAGGTTGTACAATTCTAAATACTTTTTCAATTGAATAATGTCTTTGAGCCATCATTTGGAAACATCTACCTAAATGTTCTAATGCAGGTTCTACAATACTACCCATCCATGCTTTAAGTCTTCTTGTTCCAAATTCATCATTCGCAAGTAATCCTCTATAAGTCTCAGGCTGTTCTTGTGTAAATCCCATCATCGCAGAAGGAACTCCACTAATATATTCTGCATCTGACTTACCTTCTTGAACTACAGAGTAAAATGCATTATTAATTGGAGCGGGAAGAACAGGAGTTGGAGCTGCAAATCCTTGACGATATTTCAATAAAGCCCCAGGTGAAGATGAATACTGTTCCCATTCTTCTTCTGGAACAGAGCCTTCTTCGTACATCCATCTTAGATTAGATGCTAGGTTTGCATTATGTAACATAATCTGATGAGCTTTATTAATCTCTTGTTGTTTACCAATCAAAGGAACAACTGCACTCATTGGATATGGTGTTCCGCTATACATATAAGAAATTGGAACAATAGGATAATCTTTAATACCGGGTATTGTATATTCATATAAGAATACTTCATCTCCAACTGTACAAGTTAATACAATTCTATTTTCATAAAACTTTATTGCATCAACAATATTCTTTTTTGCATCACTATTCATTAATAATTGATAATCAGATTCACTCATTACTTGCTGAGTAATTGTAGTTGCAGCTTCTTGAGCTTCTGACATCAATTGGATTCTTTGTTCTTCTATTGCCTGAGCAGCCATCTTTTGAGCTTTTTCTAATTCTAACTGTGCTCTCTCAGGTATCATCTCTCCAGCTTCTACAGCTTGTTGTAATTGTAATTCTTTTTCGATTATTCCTACTTCAATCTCTTTCTGAAATTCTTCTATTTTTTCTTCTACTTGCCTTTGAATTAAATCTAATTCAGCAGGGCTTGGCTTTACTCTTATATATACATTACGATAAGGAAATTTCTTTTTAGAATATGTTTCATAATATGCTACAATGTCATCATCTTCAGCATCAAGATTAACTCCCATAGTAATATCTTCTGGTTGAATCGTAAATGATTCTTCTGTATCTCTTTGAGAATAAGATACTACTTCGTTACTACGAGCAACTTTTTTAATCTTAGCTGCATGCTCTGGTAACATATTCATTAAAGTAGAACGAGAAAGATTCTTTCTAATTGTTATAAATGTAGCATCTCTAAATAAGAAATCTCTACTTGCAGGGTCTACATATACATCATAAGGGTCAACTCTTTTAAAGACCACTTCTCCTAATCCATTATCTTCATCTCTATCTACATCTACTAGAAAATATCCAATACCTTTTGTAAGACTATCTAATACTACTTGACTATATAATGATTTACCATTTGATAAATACCAACAATAATCTGCTATATCAGAATGAACTTGTGCAGCTTCTACATCATCACCAGTTGCTCCTACAGCTTTCCATCTTGGATTATTAGCCGTAACAAAGTATTTCATAATCTCTACAATAGGAGTTACCCTATTAATAGTAAATGTTGGCATACCAGCTTCTTCTAAAGAATCAACCTCTGCTTTTGATAATTGTTCATTTAAATAAAAATCAAAACCTTTTTGACTAAGTGTTTGCCATCTTTGTCTATGACTATTATTTGCTTTCTCCCAAAGTTGTTTATTGGTTTGAGCTCTTTTCTTATTTGTCATTCTAGCCATTAATATCTCCCTAACTCTGGTAATTTACTTCTAATAATTTCTCTTGAAGGAGTAATATTTTTAATATAATCAACTGGTATTGATTTTTTTATTTGTATTTCTCTTGCCCCAGGCAATAGTTCCCCTCTACTCCATCCTTCTCTGACACTTGGCCAATATCCCCCAAATCTTCCATATTGTTTCCACATAGGGCCTCCCACTGCATATTGTTCCATAAAACTTGGGTCAATATCAAATTCAATTAAGTCTCCTCTGCCAGGTATAGGTCTATTCATAAAATCATCAGGAGCCCATCCTGCTCCAGCAACATGCTTTTCAGCAATTTTCCCATGATGTTTACTTTGTTGGTATCCACTTGCAATAAAAGGACTTTGTTGTCCAAAAATATCTCCTTCATAATCAGGGCTTCCTTTTAATCTACCACCTTGTATCATAGTTTTTGCAGGTTTTGTAACTCCTCTAAACATTTGTACACCAGCAGGTCTTCCTATTAGCAATGTAAGAGCATACATAACTGCATCTGTCTTTGCTTTACCAGAAGTTTGTGGAATTAATCCATATAAAGAACGAACATTTTGCCTTGAAGATTCATATTTACTTTCCCAATTATCTCCATACTTATCTTTAAAAAATTGTTCATCTACTCCCCAAAGATTTTCCTCAGCGTAATCACCTATTCTATCAGCTAAACTATCCCACATTGTTTTCTTCTGTTCTTTAGGAGGCATTTACTATCTTAACCACTTCTTTACAACTTCAACAAAATGCTCTGGGTCACCCTTCCCTAACTCAGAATTATAATATTTCTTCCAATAATCTGCTTGACCTTCTATACTACTAGGCATTTTCTTAGGAACTCTCCAATACTTTAAACGACAATGAATAATCCCTGCCGCTATATTCTTTTCTAATATATCTGCCCATAATTTTTCATCAAAATTTTGCCAATGCTTTAAATCAACCATACTAGCTTCAGCGCATTTCCCCATTAATTTTTTTCTATGTTTAAGATAGTGAGCTAGATTATCTACACAGGTTGCAGGCTCTACTTGCCAGAAACTTCTCGCGGGGCCGTCTCCCATTTGTCTAATATACTCATATCGTGATTCAACAATCCCAGTAGCAAGTACTAAGTCAACTGCACTTTCACTTGCAAACTTCTCTCCCATCTTTTCACAAGTATCAGATATCAATGAACGCATTTGTTTTACACTAATCATATTAAGCCACTATCCAACTTTTTGCCTTCTTCTTTGGTTTGAACCATATTTTTTTCTCCTTATCTTTCTTCATATTTGGCGGAAACGAATGTATTTGAGAGTAGTAAAGGCTCTCTATGGTATCGTCATGAGCCATTTTGGGGCCAAAAGTAATGATTTCGTTGATTAAATCAAACATATTTTTCCTCAAAAAGACCGTTCCTGTACTAAAACGAGCTGAAAGACCACTATAAATACGATTACGCTTGTTAGTTCCACCTGGTTTCTCTGGAATAACTGATATATCGAACCTATTTAATCGTCTTCTTTCATCATTTAATGCCTGAAATATAGACCTATTCATAGCAACATCCTCTACTGTGGAGGATATGCAATTATATTTTTGATGTAATTCTAATATATAATCAACTACACCTTTCTTTCCTATAATCTCTCCTGTCTCTGGAGACTTGCTTCCAATAGTAGGTACACTTCTATGTCTTTCATATTCTAATACATATAATTCATTATTTGCATCAATAGCAATTACCATTATTACTGAAAAGTCAGCATGCTTAGTATCTATGTCTGTAGCTGGGTCACATCCTATAAATGTATTAACAGGAATCTCATCTCCATCTTTAACAATATAGCTTACTCCATCCTCATATTTATAATATCCATCCCAATATCTTGTATGTTGTCTTGTCCATACTGCGTCTTCATCACTCATTACTTCCATCATATATTCTTGGAAAAACTTTTGAGGTTGTCCAGAATCTTGATAGAATTTCTTTTTTTCTTGTAATTTCTTTTTACTGAAGAATGAAGGCCATAAAGTATTATTATCGTCAGTAAGAGCTTTATATGTAATTACATTCCAAGCAAAGTCATCATTATTTTTTTTAGCTTTCGCATGGCTAGTAAGAAGATTATTAATAAAGGAATCATAATGTACGGGAGTGCCATTAACACGCAACCGGCCAGTATGAGGCTCAAGCGCGGGATAAACGACAGCAGTGACGAGGTTTGCATTTTTTTCTCTTGCTTCTCTTGTAATTGTATTTGCTTCATGTTCAAAATCATCCAATACTATCAAATCATATCTTTTATGTAGTTTTGCTCCACCACGAATACCAGATACATTTGATTTACTAATTAATTTACATCCATTTGTCAATTCTACATCTTCCTCTGTCCACTTAGTTCCTCTCATATTCCCAAAATAATACTTTATTTTATCATTAAATTCAATATGATGTTTAATATAATCCATATTTCCTACTGATAACTTCTGAGTAGCTGATACCCATGCATAGAATAAGAAATCATCTTTTGGACAAAAAACAAAATCTTTTAATATTGATGCTTTAGTAAGTACGGTCTTACCATGACCTCTAGGAATAATAATTGCTACTTGTTTTACTTCCTTATTATCTATAACATCAGCAATCTCGTAATGAAAGAAAGGAGTTTCACTACGCATAAAATCATCTGATAAAAATAATTTGCCAAATGATATCAAGTCTTTATTTGCAAGTCTTAAAGCTTCTTCAGCTTCACTTACATTCTGACTATTTATATTCAAATTATTTTACCAATGTTTTGCTTTTATTTTTTCACCAAGAAAATCTTTTGATGGCTTTTTAAATTCTTGAGCCTGAGCTCTATACTTAGCTGGGTGATATTTCTTTTTTGCAATTCTATATTTAGTAACCATATCTAATATTTGTTCTGTTGAATACCCAGCTCCATGTTTTAATTCTTTAAATGCTTTAATATTTTTAGCAGACGAAATATTTTTATCTCCAAATGCTGAAATTTCTTCTATTCTTGCTTCAACCTCTATAGGTCGTTGAAAATACTCTTTACCATGTTTTGGCTTTGCTGTTCCAAAAACTGGAGTATCCCATTCTGTATATTCCTTATACCATCTAATATATTTATTAGCATATTTCTCACCATGTTTTTTTGCTTCTTTTTTAAAAACTTTGTAAGGATGCTCTGGGAGTCCTTGTTTATTAATATATTCAAGAGAAACAGCAGGATACGGATTTCTAGGCTTTGGTATTTCTATTAATGTAGAAAATGGAGTAGTTCCCTCTCCTCCATAGGTTCTATCAGCTGGATATCCATACCCATAATCCTTCCCTTTAGGAGTTTCAACATGAGGAGACTTATGCCCATAGATGCGTTCTATAGGACTTTCTCCTTTCCCTGCCCCATGAGCAACCTCTACTCTTTTCATTCCTTCTACGTTCTGCATATAATGACGAGATTCATGTCGTACAGTACCTTCTGCCCAATCTCTTGTAGTAAATAATTGTGGAACTTTTGGATATTTCCCATGACCAAGACTAAGTAATTCTCCTAATGTTCTTTCTGCAAGATGAATTGATGGTACTTGATGATAAAAAGGATAATTTGGATACAATTCCTTATGTCTTCTAGAAAGACCTACATCTGAATGATAACTCCCAAGTATTCCCTGTCTCCTTGCTTCCGCAGCGTCAATAAATTTAACTTCTTTAGAATAATCAATATCAGCAAACATAGGGTCTTTTGACGCAGATTCCATTCCTTTTCTATAAGCTCGTCTTGATAAATATGCTCCACCTTTAACATTAACAGCTCTAGCCGCACTAGGCCCATATCTTGAAGCTGCAATACTTCCAGCAATAGCTAATCTAGGGTCTACTCCTTCTGCGTGAGCCAATCCAGTTGCCAAAGTTTCAAAAGCTAAATCCAAAGGACTTATAGGCATAAGTGGAGTAATTCCACCTCCTTGAGGCATTTCTGCTAAATTTCTTCTTAATTGCATTCTTCCAACAATGCTACTACCTTCTTCACCTGGAATTTTCCCAGCGAGCATTAAATCTAATTCCATTCCTTTTAGGATGTTTTCTACATTAAACTTCTGGATTTTCTTTTTCTTTTTTGGCATCTAAAAACTTTTCAAATTTCTTTTCATGCTTGTTCATTTCAACATATAGTTGAAAAACTTTCTCTAAAGTTAACAATCTTTGCGACAACATTGAAACAACTATTCTTGTGCTTTCAAGCTCTCTCCTTAAATCATGTTTTGAATAAGTTTTTTTCTTCTTCATTTTATCTCCTCGACTTCAAACTCTTTTAATAATTTATCTTCTTCAGCATCTTTTGTAAATGAAACAACTGCGTCTACAAATCCTTGAATATAAGATTTAGCCTCTATCATTGTATCAAAAGACCTCATCAATGCATCGGTTTTATCGTCTTTAGCTTCTTTCCACCTTACTAAATACTTCCCTCCATATATCATTTTTTAATTCTCCCAGCATTTTACTTTATCTTGAGAGAACTCCATCGTTACCCATCCTGTTCTTATAATTGGATACATGGAATATCTAGCGTATGCAGCGTATCTTAAAAAAGAGCCTCCTCTTATATACCAACGACGCTTAAGAGCTTCTTCATCGCCATCAACCCTAATCGAATCAACTGGTTTTGCATATAATTGGTGATTGTGGCCGAGTAAGAATACATCACCTTCTGAGTAAACGGATGCAAGTTTATCCAACTCGAGGTCGCCATTTTTTGCACCACTCTTACCATGACCACTAACTAAATACCAATCCTTATCTTTAACTGTTATACGAGAATAGCCTGGATATTGAAAGTATGGAACATTCAATTCAGCCGCCAAAGTCTTACAAACATCAAAATCCAGTATATTAAAGCTACGAAGAAAGTCATGATTCCCACCACGAATAAATAAGCATTTATCTTTAATAGGGGCAACTAGTTGTAGAAAAGAAAGATACTGTTCATCTGGTGGTATTGATTGTCCTCTTTGAGATATTTTATAATTTGGAGGTATCAATTCTAGTAAATCACCATTACCAAACCATACAGCATTCTTATCTTTAACAATCGCAGATACAGCTTCAGAAAATTTCTTTAAATCAAATTCTTCTGCACCTACATGAACATCAGTAAGACAATGGACTCTTACAACATTGTCAGATTTATATGAATATATCTCACCTGGGTCTACAGATAAATTATATTCTTTTACTTCTGTATCTATTGGTATACTAAAATATTTTCTACATGAATTACAATAGTACTGTTGAGAAATTCCTTTTTTTCTTTTCTTTTTACCATCTTTTTTTGTGTACATAGATGTACAATGTGGACATACCATTTATTCTCCTTCCGAATTTGGTGCTTCTATTTGTTTCTGCTCTCTCGTAGCTCCTTCTATCTCATCTGGAGAGAACCCTTGAAAGACTCCAAGTAATCCTACGTCTCTTTGTTTAACTGTATTACCTGCAGTTCCTACTATCTTACCTAATTCTTTTGTAGACTGAAGTACAATATTATCATCTTCACTATAATCTGCGAGAGTTTTTAGTTTACCAAGAACATATTCATGGTCAATACCAAGACCCTTAGCTACATCTAATACTGATTTTTCTATTTCTTTCATAACTCTATCCTGTTTTAATAATATAGTTGCTTTCTTCCTCGCACTATTATCGGACATTTCCTTATATGCCTTTTTATATGCATCAACAGCTCCCATACCTACGACTATATTTGTTGCAAATTCTTTTTCTTTCCTTGTTACATTCTCTCTTTCTTTTACTCTCCTACCTGAATTATTAATCTTTTTACTAAATGTATATCTATTAGGATGAGAACTAAAATCTGTATCCATCTTTACATTTGGTCTATTGATAAAACTACCTACTACTGTTCTTACCCACCCTTTTGCATACTTATAATTCTTCCTATCGCCAGGATGTTTAACTGACTTACTTACTTTAAGCAGCTGTATTATTCTACCATCATCGCTCCACACCCAATCGCCTTCATTAGCTTCACGCCAATCTTCAACAGGGGTTTCGTCTGGATGGTCATTGTAAAATTCACTTATGTGGTCATACACATAATGAGTTTTATTCTTTATTGATTTTTTTTCCAAGTTTTAAATCTTGTAACTCTATAAATAAGTTATCTATTAATGCATTTACTTCTTGTGGTATCATAAATACCTCTCCATTTATCTCAATTGGATTATACTCATGAGACATATTATTTAAAATAAACTCTTGTTCTTCGATTGGAAGGTTAGTTAATTCTTTTATTACTTCTGCCATAACAGAATATAAGAAAACTATTTACGAATTGATATATTTAACTTGTACAGCGCTCCCCATAGTAGTACTGCACATATTACATAGAAAGTAGTAGGAGATAGATGTTTTATTGGCATTATAAGGAATACCGCTACTAAGTACGATATTATTAATTTTGCCCAAAATTGTTTTATTCTCATTATTCTTATTCATAAAAAACTTATACATTTATTTATTCCCTCCCTACCACCCAATAATTTAAACATTTGTCAACTATAAAGAAACTACTATTTGCCCAAGTCCTTTCCTAAAAAAATATACCATTTTGATATGTAGCCTTTTTCACCTATGTATCCCCCTATCGGGGGTTTTCGTAAAACGAATTTACGTTATTTTTGAATTTATATAATTATATTAGAAATTATTAACTAATAAAACAAAGGAGAAAGCTATGACTTTCAGTTATGAAACCCGTAATGACCTTGTTAAAGAAGCTAAGCGTATCCTAGCCAATATGCATGCACAAGTATGTAAGGCTGGCGTGAAGCGTGAGTGGAACAGGTTCATTGGTAGTATTCCTAGTAAGAATGATGTCAAGCGTGCTGCAGTACAGAACTTGCAGTCATTGAATGATATCTGCACCTTTCACGGTTGGGAGCCAGTCTACAAAGATGAAGACGAAGCACCAGTATCAGTGGGGCAAGCGGTTGATTAGGGGGTAACACCCCTTTTTGTTGTGTGTTTGTTGGGCTTGTGCTGTAATAATGCAACATAAGCTCACACTCACACTATTTGTATAAATATTTGTACAACTTGGGCAATAACTTTAATAAAGGATAAATAACTATGACTGCTATATCTATGATAATATCTGAATGTATGAACTATGGTAAGAAGCTGTCTGAAACTAAAAAAACAATAACATACCAATCTAGAAATGGATTGCGTGTTGTCATATCCAAAAGGAGGAACAAATGACAATTATAATACAATCTCATACATATACTATCAATCTTGATAATGTATGCTATTTTCGTGCAACTGATTTCGACCAAACTATCTTCACAACTAATGTTGGTAGGAAAATTCGAATAACATGTCCTTATGAGGATGTTGTTCAACAGATTAAAGATGCAATATTTGATAGAAAGATGGACAATGCTAATTACAATACGACTTCACCTATCTTTATTCAGTTAGATTATCCAGTGAGAGATGTGTTAGATATTGTGGAAGACATACCGGTGATAGCAGAATGAGAAAACACACATTTAAAATATCTGCAGGTCTCAAATCTAAAATAGTATCAGTTGAAGGTACTAAAGAGTATGCTCTGTCTTATGTTGCTGGGTATATTCAAGCGATGCGTGATAAGATGAACTTAGGTGAGCTTGTAAAGATTGATGTACATGAGATAGAAAATAAATAACATATTGCAGGGTGGAGCAGTGGTCAGCTCGTCAGGCTCATAACCTGAAGGTCGGAGGTTCGAATCCTCTCCCTGCGACAAAATTGCTGTTAGTATATTCTAAGCATAGACGTATGTTGAAGCTGTGGCTCGCTGCAATACGAGGTTCGAATCCTCAACCTTAACCGATGTTGTAGGTAAATCGGGGCTGAAGTATTAACAGCAATAAATTTAAAATAAGGACAAACAATGCCAAATAAACAAGCTAAGACTAATAAAAGAAATAGAATATTACTAAACAAGAAACTTAATAGAGAAGGCAGAACGCCTGCTCAAATTGCTAGAAAGAAACGTAAAGCAGAAAGGAAAGCATCATAATGTGGATAAAGATACACGATGATTTATATAATTTAGACCATGTAACACAAATAAGTATTGATAAGAATAAATATAATCCATTTTCGCCTTGGATAATTTATTTATATCATGACAAACAGACCAAAAAGACTGGTTCAGTTACTCAAATAGAATTTACAAAAGAGAAAGAGATGATGTTTGTCTATGAAAATATACTTCAAAAGGTTGGATGCCCTATGTTTCAAGTGAACGCAGAAGACATGGAAAGATTTGATGAGATGGCAGATGAATTTGATAAAGATGGTGATGATTTGATGGACTTATATGAAGAATATAAGGAGATGGATAATGAAAGAGAATCTAAAGAAACTGCATCATATGATTTAGGGAAAGGTAAGATGAAATGATGAGATGTAGTATTTGTGCAGGAAAAATAGATAAACATATAAATCAAAATGGAGAAGTATATTGGGATAAAGGTCACAATGCAGAGCCAATAAACGATGGTAGGTGCTGTGATAAATGTAATACTCAAGTTGTTATAACTAAAAGAATAGAAAATTACTTTAATAAACATAAGAAAGGATAATATTATGTCAAGCTCATTAAAACCTCTTTATAAACAAACAGAAAAAGAAAAAACTGAAATTTTAAATTATAATAAAGAACAATATAAACTTTGGAAAAGTGAAAAAGAATCTGCTAAGAAACTTCAAGTTCATTTTAAGACTGATAATTTATTTCATATACTTCCTATAATTATTTATGGTAATGGAGTTGAAGAAGAAAGAGAATCATTTTACTATTGTGGATATGTTGGAGTGCCTAGAGGACATTATTATTTTGGAGCTCAATACGATGATAGTGGAGCAATGAATTTATATGCTCATGGTGGATTAACATTTTCAGGAAGACATTATTTAATACCTGGCTATTGGTTTCTTGGATTTGATTGCGCTCATGCTAATGATTTTACAATTAAGAGTGATAAAGATGATACATATGGAAAAAGAAAGTTTCATACAAAGGAAGATGTATTGAATATTTGTATGGGATTAGCCTCTTCTATAAGTCAAGATGAAGAAAATTTTAAAAAGAAAGCATACGTTAAAAGCTATCAGGCTAAGAATAAAGCTTCTACATTAATAGGAAATGAGACTGTAAAATGAAAAGTGCAAATATAATTGGAGAATCTCAAATAAAGGCTCATGTAGTTTTAAGTGCTTGGCACAATTATTGCATGACATCGAAAATATTTAGAATATTGAGGTTCTTTGGATTAAGAAAATAAAATTTCGAGGCTCTAGAGGTTCGTTGTAGGTGTTTTTTTGTTTTTTTAAACGCCTGTCCTTTCTGCCTCATTCTCATGGGAGTCTCACAAGGCTGCTGTCATGTCTGTTCTATTGTGCATGTGAACAACCTCGGTTATCAATGGCGGCAGCCTATAATTAATAATAAACATACCAAACATAGGAGATAAAATGTTATATAAATCAAGAGAAGATAAATTGGAATTAATGGCAATGTTAGCTAAACTAGTAGGAAGAACTATGGAACAGTTTATAAAGCTTGGAGCGCCTAGAGAATATATAAGAGATACTGCAGATATATTTGCTCTACTCACTAGTGTAATAGCAGATAGTTTAATTCCAGATTTAAACCCAGAAGAAATACAAAAATCATTAGAAAATGTAGATAAGAAATATGAACAATTTGTAGCTCAATCTTATTACAATAAAACAAATACAAATATTCCTAATTAAGGAGGAAAAAATGGTTACAAGAATAAAAGAAACTAATAATTATAAAGAATTTACTCTAATAGATGTCAATAATGGACACAACATGTCAAATAGACCAATTGATATGAATAAAATTGCTAGAATGAGACCTATCATCAGAGCAAATAACAGAACTAATACATGGGAAATAATTGTTAATAGTAAAGAAGCTTCTGAAGAAAGATATGGAACTGATGGAACACAATATGCTATAGTTGATGGTCAACATAGATTTGTTAGTTGTCAATTAGAAGAATTACCATTTTGGTATAAGGTAGATGACACCATTAACTTACAGGACATACCAAAGGCTCACAGTATGAACACAGGTTGGAGTTTAAAGATGCAACTAGACCATCATGCTTCAAATAAGAATTGTAAGAATCAAAAAGAATACAAAGCATTTAAAGGATATATGGAAAAGAATGGATTGCCACCAGCAGTTACTCTAGTAGTATTATATGGAAATAGAAACAGAGGTGCTGTAAGAGAGTTTGCCAATGGAAATTTTATTGTGAAAAGAGACTGGTCATTTGCTAATGATTTCGCAGATGCAGTCCATGATATTGGTAAATTTATACCATTCAATAAACATTCAAGATTTGTTGAAGCTCTATTAATTGCATTTGGACATGAAGAATATGACCATAATAGAATGATGACTAAGGTAGAGTTTAATGCTAACAGAATACGAAGATGTGCAGATACTAAGATGCATTTAGAACAGCTTGAAGAAATATATAATTGGAACTCAAGAAATAAAGTAAGATTAAACCTATTAAGAGATATGGACTTAATGTAATGATAGAAACGATAGATATTCCAGACGGAGACTATAACTTAACACAATTAACAATAAAAGAGTTTATAGATAAATACCCAGATAAAATTGTTGATGTAGTCAACAGAAAAAAAGATGTGGTAATTATTCTTGATACTTGTAAAATAATAATGAGGAAATAATGCCAAAGGTAAAAGTAAAATTGGATGTAAATAGATATGATAGAGAAAAAAAGATAAAAGGTAATTGCATTAAAGAAGAATTAGTAATCTCATGTGGAGAAAGATTTCTTGATATGGGATTTTATAATGATAAATTAAAAGAGTATATTACTTTTAATATAGAATCAATTCCTAAAATTGTAGACACATTATTATATGTTCATAATATGGTAACAAGACTTAATAAAGAGGAGACTTCAAATGCCAAATTGGTGCAGTAACGAAGTAGTAATATCTGGTGATAAAGAAGAAATAAAAAAGTTGAAAGATAAAGCTTTTAAAAAGGATAAAGATGGAGCAGAAATATTTCAATTTAACAATGTTATTCCGAGACCAAAAGAAGAAGAAAAAAATTGGTACAATTGGAACATCAATAATTGGGGAACAAAATGGGATGTTGAAGCTATGACTCACTATGAAGATGAAACACTTATAGAAATGGAATTTGAAACAGCTTGGGGGCCACCAGCAGGAGTGTTTTATCAAATAAAAAATGAATTTCCAAATCTTCAAATATCATGGTTTTATCATGAACCAATGATGGAATTAGCTGGATATTTACAAGATGAATAACAATAGCATTTGGATATAAGTCCAATTATTATTAAATTTAGGGGAGATTAGGAGAAATAAATATGAACATAGAATCAGCATATAATGATTATCTTGTTCACCTTGAAAGCAAGAGGGAGAGAACCAAAAATAAATTCCATGCATCTTCAGCAGGTAGCTGTTTTAGAAAACAGATGTATAATTATTTTGAATTTCCACAATCTGTAAAAGATAATAAGTCTTATAGATTACTAAGACTTGGTACTATAATTCATGAAGATATAGAAAATGCTATTATGCATTCTCAAAATTCAATAGAAGGAAGAGTTTATATTGAAAATGAAATAGAAATACCAGAATTAAATTTAGTAGGAACATATGATTTAGGACAATTTATTAAAGATGATAATGGACATACGACATTTAATTTATATGATATAAAAAGTGCAGCTATGTATACATGGCAAAAAATGTTTGGACAAATAAAAAATAGAAAGCCAGGAACAGATGATAATTATAAAATGCAACTAGCTACCTATGCTTTAGCAATCAATGAAGAATTATCACCAGATAAGATGAATATGTATCTTGTTTGGTATAAAAAGAATGATAGTCATTTAAAAGAAGTATTAGTAAGTCCTGATTGGATTGAAAAAGCAATAGAGTATTGGACAGAATTAAATAGTATATTAGAAGATTGTGGAGAATCATTTGAAGAAGATTTAATTCCAGAATACTGGGATGGAGTTCCATTTAAACAATGGGAATGCTCATATTGTCCTTATTATGATTTATGCCCTAGCACAATTGCAGATAAAAGGAGAAAATAATGGGAGAAATAATTTCAAATAATATATTATTACCGCTAATGTATTTATTAGTGGATGTTGCTATTACACTAGGAATAATTGTATTATTCTTAATGGTAATAGAAAAAATCTTAGATAGTACAATCATAAAAACAATAATGGAGAAAATAAGATGAGTAAAAACAAACCAAATGGAGTAGTTGTTTACGATGACAGCCTTACATCCATAACTGAAAATGTAAGAAAAGCTATTACAGCTAAACACAAAAAAGTTTCTGACATGGAAACTCCTCAACATTTTGTAAAAAAGAAAATGGGAATGGATTATTGTGAAATATCTTATATGAGAGAAATGGCTGAAAAAGAATATCCAGGCTGGAGTTGGACAATCATAAGCACAGAAGTATTAGGCTCTGAAGCATATGTAGTACATGGTAGATTAAAATGGTATGATGAAGGAGTGTGGAGAGAAGGTGATATGGTAGCTGCTCATAGAGTACAAAAAAAGAGAGGAACTGGAGAATTTGTAGACATTGGTAATGATGTTAAAGCATCAAATACAGACTGCTTAAAGAAAGCTTTGAATATGTATTTAAATATTGCTGATGATGTTTATAGAAATCAAGTAGAAGACTTAGAATTAAATGAAGAAAAGAAAGATGCCATACTTGAAATAGCTGGCCAATGTAGTAAGATGAGATTAGAAGAAATAAAAAAGTTAATTGATAATCATACAATAAATAATGCTAACTATAATGCATCATACGCTAAATTACAAAGAGAGGTAGATTCAAAATGAATGAGCTATTAAAAGAAGTAGAATTTCTTAAAAATTTAAATGTTAGCGTATTAAAAGTACAAAAACATTTAGATAAAGTAAGTAAATCTCTTTATGAAAAATCAGAACAGAAAATAAAAGAAGTTGAAAAATTTGAAAAGGAAATGATAAATGATTAACACAAGTATTTCTTATGATGATGGTTTATTAAAAGAAGATGATGAATATAGTATTGGGACTAATGACGGAAAAGAATTTAGAAGTGTAGTTTATAAAGGAACTAAGCTTTTAAATGGTAAACCAATGATGGTCTTTGAAACAAAGGATTCTGAAAGGTTAACTATAAACCCTTCATTTCACACATTCACTATAACAAACAATAAAGGAGAAGATAATGGGTAAATTATCAGCTAAAGCTAGAGATGCTTTGCTAGCAAGTGGAACATTAACACAAGCATCTGTTGAAGAGTTGCAAAAAGATGGGCATATAAGCAAAGCAAAACAAGTAGTCAAGAGATTTATTAAGACTGCTGATGGTAAATGGGTAGAACCTAAACTCTATTTTAGAGGAGGTAAAAATGTTCAGAGAAGTAAGAAGATGGAATCTTTTATTTCTGATTACAATAACCTATTAGATAAATACACTATAACTCGTAATAATAAGTAAGGAGTAAATAATGGCAAAAACACTAGATGCCACATTTGACCCTTCTAGTCAATGGAAACCTATTGAAGAAGGTGTCTATCCTGCTCATATAAAATCTCTTGAAACAAAAGAGGTTAATACAAGAGCTGGAGAAGCTATCGTAGTTAACATGAGATATAAAGTAGCTGATGAAGTCGCTGAATACACTCAACCCGTATGGGAAATGGATGGCTATGAATATGTTACAGATAAAGATAATAATAAATTACCTGTAACAAACGGAGATGGAGAACAAGCAACTATGACTTGTGAACATCTAAAAGGTAGAGAGCTACAAGACAATGGATTCTTTGTATTTACCGACAGTGGTTCAAGTAGTAAAAATCGTAGATATTTTGAATTACTTGACAATCTACAAATAAAATGCACAGAAGCTAATGTAGACGGAAAGAAAGTAAAGAAACTTGTACTTCTTGAAGAAGAAGATGTTGTTGGTAAACCAGTAATGGTTACATTAAAGCGACAAGAGTTTGTTACTTATGAAACGAAACACCTTCCACCTGACCAACAAGAGCGTCGTTCAACATTTAAAGTTAATAATGTTAAGATTTGGGAAAATGGTGAACCAATAGCTGCAGCTGAATTAGAAGAGGACGTACCCTTCTAGAGTAAGTTAAAGTATAAGACTGGGTATTGCCAGCAGTTAGTTAATTCTTCTAGAATGACGATTTGTTACCGCAATAAAAAAAACTGTGCTATGGCTCCAGTCTTATTTAATTTAAGGTGTTGAAGCGCGTAATTCCAGACGTGGTTGGAACAACTTAATGAACTCAAAAGTTAGCATGCGCAGAGTTCGCCTTAAAATATTAATAAAAAGTATTTTTTAAATAATATAATAATCATAAATTAGAGATGAGGGCGGTGGTTTCTTATTAGTTTTTCTTCTTCCTCCTCATCTCTCTCCTAACTACCTCGGAGAAGCCGCCCTCAAATCTTTAAATAAGGAGAAAGACATGTTAGCAGTTTACACAGATATAAATGGTAGAAAAACATTTCTTGGAAAACACATAGATAATGAAATAGTTCGTGAATTTCCTTTTACTAAAGCTGTCTTATGGCAGGATAAAAACTTAGGTTTTGATAAAAGATTGCTTAAATATGCTAAAGAAAATAACGTAAAATCTTTTATATTTTCTGACCCCATAAAAGGAATTAGTCTTAAAATTGGGATAAAAGCGGCTATATCAAATGGCAAACAAAATGAATTTGGACAAGGCCAACAATGGTATATGCCAAAATCAATAATGAAAAGATTAGAAATATATAGGAAAACGCCCTATGTCAAGAAAGAAGTAATAATATGAGTGGAGAACCAACAGCAGTAATTAAATTAACTAAATCAGAAGTAAATAAAGTCATAAGGTCTTTAGTATTATCTACTAAAACAGCAGAAATGTTTGATTATAATAACGATAATGGCGATAAAGAATCTTTTATGAGACTTAAAGAAGATTTTATTAAAATACAAAATCAATTAACAGAGGGAGAGAGGCAGGTATCAGTAAATGGCACTAAACCGAACGGGGAAACGACTTACCAAGCGGCAAATTGCGACACTTGTGAGTAAAGCATTAAAAGATAAACCAGAAGTATTCCCATCTAAAGGCTATAAATATTTAAAAGACTTAGATGTAGGTTCTTTGTTTGAAACACAAAGTGGCATGAGAGGAGTTTTAATTAATTCTGAAATAAATGCAAGCGTAGTAATAACAAATGTTAAAAATGTTAGTCCAGAAGATAAAAATTATTATCTAGGAAAACAGACAATTTCTGCGTATACTGAAGTTAAAGAGGTTGTCAATTGAAAAAGTGACGACTGTTGGCAAGGGCTTAGTTGTTCTGTAACAGGTATGTGGCGGACAGCGAGTTAACGCCTACGCTAAGCCCTAAATAATTTATAAACATAAGAGATGAGGAATTTTATGGATAAACAAGATATAAAATGGATAACCGAAGCGTTAAATACAATTGGGTTACCTATGATTGTATTAGATGAATTAAAACATTCTGAAATAGAACGATTATGGAATGTATTAAGTAGATTTTTTGGAGATGTAACAACAGCAGATGAATATAACAAACTTAAAGAGGAATAATTATGCCTGATAAATATGATATGGAGCTTGATGCTAGACCAACAGCTCAAGAAATATGTGTACATGAAAATATGGAATATCAAGCATTTGAAGCTGATACAAACGTATGTGAAGACTATTATTGCTTAGATTGTGGTAAGCAGTTTGATATACCTGAACCTGATGAAGATGAATTTAGAGGTGAAAGATGATTGTAGTAAATAAAATATATCCTTACTTGTGTAAACTTGCTTCTTGTATGGATAGAGCTGATTATGAATTTACAGATGCTAAAACAGTAAAGAGCGAACAAGAAGATGGATTAATAAAAGAAGAAATAAAAACAATAATACTTGGACATGCTTGTTTTAATCATGTCGAAGAAGTAAATAAAATGTTAAAGGAGATACATAATGGGAACAAGAAGTCTGACAATATTTAATGATACATGGAACGATGAAGAAATAGCTGTATTTTATAGACAATTTGATGGTTATCCAGAAGGGCATGGAAATGACTTGCTCGATTTTTTAAATGGTATGAATATAGTAAATGGGATTAGCGGTAAAGAAAACAGAAAGATAGCAAATGGTATGGATTGTTTAGCTGCTCAAATAGTTGCTTACTTTAAAGATGGGCCAGGAAATTTCTATTTACATTCAGCAGGTACAAGAGATGTTGGTGAAGAGTTTATATATACATTATATTATGATGGCTCAAATTTAAAAATAAAAGTTCAAGATACATATGATGATGGTCATGATTTATTTGATGGAAATATAGAAGAATATGATTCATGGATAAAAAAAAGATGAAACGTAAATCTTACGAAAGAAATAGAAAATTTGCACCTGGATTTAAACAAAAACCATTAAGGAGGAAGAAAATGGGTAAGATGTCTGAAATAGCAATGTTATTAGAACAAGGAGACGAAAAAGGATTGGTAGAATTTTTCGGTAAACAAGGATGGAGAAAGTCTGTTTCTGAAATAGGTGGACAAGAGTTCTTAAAAGCATTTGATGAAATGAAAGAAGAAGTTAAAGCAAAAGGTAAGAATAAAGATGAGTAAATGTCCTGCTTGTGGATATAATCTTAATAAGCCTTATAATCTTTCTCCAGAAATAAGCAAGATGTTAAAACAAAGAAATACAAAAACTAGAAGATATCTTAATAAAATAGCAACTGAGATAACAAAAAATGTTCCTTCAGAAAGTAGATTAAGTTATTTTCAATTTTTATATGCATTAAAAGACATTGAAGACAATGTAATTGATTGGGCAATAGAACAATTCTTTCAATCTAAACATTATTTACATGGAAAAGGATTTGCTTATTTAAGAAGTATTGCTCAAAATCGTAATAAGAATATAGATAAAATAAAAGAAAACGAGAGGAGATTACTAGGTAGTGCTCCTCCTGTAATTGAAACAGAAAACTAAGGAGAGTAAAATGAGTCAATTAAATGATGTAATGTTCCCTGTAATAGAAGTACCTGCGATAGGAAAATTTCCTAAAAATCCAAATTATTCAGATGAGGTTACTAAATCAACTGGATTTAAGTTTATAATGAGAGAAGATACAGGTCAAATACTTAGTTGTATGACTAATGATTATAAATTAGTAACTAATGAAACAGTATTAAAATATGCTAGTCCTATTATAAAGAAAAATGGTGGCAGAGTTAAAGAAGTAAAGTCTTTAAATGGTGGCACTAAATCTATTATGACATGGAACTTCCCTAAAGAAAAAGTTAACATTGGTAAAAACGATGACCTAACGCCTGAAATAATTATTAAGAATAGTTATGATGGAACAATAGGATTAAACATTCTTGCTGGTGCATTTAGGTTAGTATGTAGTAATGGAGCAATCGTAGGAATTGTAGCAGAAGACTATAAAAATAAACATAGTGTGTATAATGTGGCGTTAAATGATATAAAATCTGTAATAAAACAAACAATAGAGAAAACAAAAATAATCTTTAAAGATGAATTTCCAATTCTTAAAGATAATAAAATCTCTGAAAGAGATATTGTTAGTTTCTTAAAATTGTTTCCATTACAAGCAAATGAAATAGTAACGCAAAGACTAATTGCCGATAAACCTAAAACATATTGGGATTTATTTAATGTAGGAACAAACGTATTAACACATAATATGAACAGAAATACTGAATCTACTCATAATATTGAAAGTTCATTATATAATACAGTTAAGAAATGGGCTCTAGCCAGTGCCTAGTTTAGATTGGTATGACTGTCCTATAGTAATACCTTATTATGGTGGTAAGTATGAGTTGAGCAAGATACTTGTTCCTCTCATACCCCATCATGAGAGATATTTTGAAGTCTTTTCTGGCGGTCTATCAATGTTCTTTAGAAAAGATAGAGCTAAATGGAATGTTTTAAATGACATAGATAATAATATAATAAATTTATATATGTGTGTCATAGAAAAACATGATGAACTAGTAAAAAACTTATTTTGGCTTCCCAAATCTCGGAAATTATTCTTAGATTTCAGAGAGGAAATTAAAGTAAATAAAGAGATTGAGATACCAGACCCAGTACAAGCAGCTAAATACTTTTACTGTATTAGGTATAGTTTCAATAAATTAATACACACACCTTTTTCTATGCAAAAAGATTTGAATAAAAATTGGGATGAAGAATTGAAATATTCAAGAGAATATATTAAAGGCGCAACTATAGAAAATCTAGATTTTGAAACTTTATTTGATAAATATGAACCAAGAAAAGGAGATTATTGGTATCTTGACCCTCCATATATAGTAGCAACAGAAAAAGGAAGTTATTATATGAACAATTTTACTATTGAAGACCACACAAGATTAAGAGATTGTGTTAACAGAATAGATAAAAATGGAGGATTATTTATGGTAAGCTATGATTATAGAGATGAAGTAAAAGAATTGTATAAAGATTATAATATAAAAACTTTAGATTTAAAATATAGTGGAGCCACCGATAAGGCAAGAGATAAGGAAAGAAAAGAATATATAATAATGAACTATGAACCTGTATCACAGGTCGAGATGTTCTAAGGAGGAATAATGAATAATGGAACTAAAGAGCAACCTGAAGCAAAAGTACCTCCAAGTTCTGAAGAAGCTGAACAAGCTTTACTTGGATGTATCATAACAGGCGGAGAAAGAGAACAAGAAATAGGATTAGCATGGATAAGAGATGAAAATGCTTTTTATTTTGAAGATAATAAAATTATATGGAAGGCATTTACAGAACTATATAAAGACAATATAACTATAGATTTCATTACAATTAATGATAAAGTAAAAGATATGACTGGGAAAGGAATGGCATATTATATAACTGGATTGTCAGAATCTATACCAACTAAGGTAAATGTACAGCAGTATGCTAAAATAGTATGGGAAAAATATATACAAAGAGAAACTGCTAAATCAGCTTATGAATTATATAATGCAAGTCATGAAAATTATAAAGAAGTAAATAATATATTAGAGAATCATACTAAACTTGTATCAGAGCTAAGAGAAATACAACCATCTAAAGAAAGAAAAATAGAAGACCTCGTAGATGAAATGATAGAAGTTGTAGAAGAAGACACAAATTTAATACCATTTAACTTAGCACATTTAGATATGTTTGCAGGTGGAATGACTAGAAAAGAAATAACTGTTCTTGGTGGAAGGCCAGGACATGGTAAGACAACTCTTGTTATAAACATGATACGAGGTTTATTAAAGCAAGGATTTACTGTCATGTTATTCAATCGAGAAATGAGTAACACAGAAATGTTGAAGAAGATGGTGGTTATGGAAAGTAAATCCCTAGAATACGCAAATATAAGACGAAATGACCTATCTGAGACAGATAAGAAGGAGTTTGAATCAACATCTAACGTAATAAAGAAAGAATATGGAAATTTATTAATGTATGATGGAGTTAGAAACCTTGAAGATTCACTAAGAGAAATAGCAAAACATAAACCAGATGTAGTAATAGATGATTATATACAATTAATTAATGTAAGCAACGTAAGAGAAGGTAGAAGATTCGAAATTGAAAAGATAATGCAAGAATATAAATGGATATGCAAAACAGAAAACTGTAGTGCAATATTAGTATCCCAATTAAATAGAGAAATAGAGAAAAGACTAGACCCTAGACCAAGAATGAGTGACTATGCTGAATCTGGAGTGATAGAACAAACTGCAGAGTCAGCTATGTTTGTATTTTATGGACATAATTTTGATAATGAAAGATATTCTCCATATAAAAGTGAAATAATAGTATCTAAAAGTCGATATGGTAAAATAGGAACACATAAAGTAGGATTTAATGGCGGTAGATGTAAGTTTTATATGAACTCAGATATGGCACAAGGAGACAGTCACAAAAATGGTGCGTGATTGTAGAAAGCAAAATAAAAAGCTGTAAAGGTTGTTCATTATATAAAGATGGTTACTGTCATTGGTTTGACAGACCTAAATCAGTGCCACTCGAAGTAATAAATAAAGGATGTAAATATAGAACTCCTTTATATAGTAAAATAGATACGACAAAAACAGTCGCATATGTGATTGATAAATTTGATGGAGAGATTTGTTAATGAAAAAAATAGAAAAACTTGGGAATTGGAAACATTGTCCAAGTAAAGGATGGCCGTATGAAGGAGATGCTCCAGATGACCCTGAATATTTAAAAGATAGAAATAAGATATTTAAAGAGAATGGTAATGGATGGTGGTGGCATCAAGGATTTCATGTATGGAAAAAAATAGAGAGGGAAAATAAGAGAAGATGAGCAAAAAAGAAGAAAGTGACCAAGTGGAGGTATAAAATATAGATATTTCTCAGAATTGACTTTTAGCTTAACTTCTGAAAGTTGAATCAAGAATAAAAAGAATTTTCGTTATAAATGAATATAATAGGAATAGACCCAGGTAAGAGTGGCGCAATAGCCATATGGAATAAAGGCATAGACAGAATAGTCAAATGTCCTCCCAATGTAATTAAAATGGCAGATGAGATAAGAAAAATAAAAGATAAAAGAAATACAATAGCATACATAGAAAAGGTTCATGCATTTCCTACTGATGCTAGGTCATCAGCATTTAAATTTGGAATGAACTATGGGGAATGGCTTGGAATACTAGGAGCGATGAGGATTGAAACTGTTCTAGTACCTCCACAAACATGGATGAAATACTTTAAAGATAAACTTAAAATTAAACTACCTAAAGAAAAACCTAAGAGAAAAAGAAAATTAAAAGAGATAGCATCACAATATACTGACAAGTCAGTAACATTATATAATTCAGATGCTATATTAATATCAGTATATGGATTCATTCAAGAAACAAAAAGAAAGGAGAAATGATGTCCAACAAAGAATTACAAGAACTAGATGTAGTTATACAAGCATTAGAAGCCAATCTTCAGGTATTTAAAACAATACAAAATGAATTAAATGATAAACAAAGAAAAGAAGTTTTATATCCAATGATGGTAGAGCTGAGGAATTTATGCGATGTATGTATCCCAGCTTTTAAGCCAACAGACAGTCTATCTTGACTGTTCCAATCTCTTTAATGCTTGCTCAATCTCTGGAGGGAGAATTTGTTTCCTAACTTTAGCAACCTTTTTCTGAGCTTTTCTAGCTTCAGCTGTAGGATATAATCCAAATTCAGACTGGATAGCCCATCCTATTCTACCTTGTTTAAGTTGTGGGATGTGTCTTTCAAATGTTCTACCAGCAAATGTATTTAAGATGCGAATCTTTTTAGTTACATCACTTGATTGTGCATATGGGTCGTATTGTTCTAAACCAGTGATGAGAGTTAATAAACTTTGTTCATCTAAATCTACTAAATCTAACATCATACCTATCTCAAGTATGTCTGATGTGATTGGGCCTCCAAAGGTAGATATGAGTGGCCCCTTACCATAAAATGCTTCTTGCACTTGTTCTTCATCTCCGAGCATCAAAGTAGACCACTGCTTTAACCTTTGTGCAGTATCATGTTCTACAATATTGCTCCAGTCTACACCACTATAGACAGATGCAAGGACAGGTGCCAAGAAGTAAAGAAAAGACATTCTATATGCTTGAGCTAATCCTTGAGCATCCTTGCCTGGCATTAACTTACCAGATAAAACATCATATTTAGATTCTCTAAGTATCTTCTGATTCCTTTCAAAGAACTCAAAAGTATAATGTTGGAACTGACCAAGAAATCTACCTACTTTACTTCTTAAAGCTGGAGACTTTGCATAATCAGCATAATCAAAATGATTCATTACAACCATCCTTATTGCATAGTTTTCTGCAGCTCTCCTAATAGCGGCATCAGCTTGAGCGGATGACTTTCCTTCTTCAGCTAATTTAGCTCTGTAATCTGATGTATTTAAATTCTTATGTAATTGTGCATATGCAACTCTAAATGTATGTTTTCTATTAGAGTTCTCAGCTTTTCTATGAAGCCAAGATGATTTACCAGCTACAGTAGATATACCATCTGCAACTTTTTCAATTCTAGATTTCTTTACAGCTTCAAATTTTCCTGTACCATCATTCCATTCAATAATTTTAAAAGCAGAAGCTGGAGCTTTTAATTGACTTTCTAAATATTCAGGAGATACTTCTTCAAATAATAATCCATTCTTCTTTAGTACATTATCAATATAGTTTTCTCCCTGTACATCTCCAACTTTTCCTAAACTAATAGTCTTTAAATAATCTTTGGAATTTTTTACTTGCACAGGCCCCCAAGTTACATAATCTAATAGTCTCTGAAACCAGTTCCTAGCGCCAGCCCTTGGATTATAACCTAACTTCGAAATAAATTCAAATCCTAATACACTTCTCATCCATGCTCTTGTTTTGTTACTAATATTAGGGTCACCATTTGTTGCTCTATGCATATCAGATATATAATCCACTAAATTCTGAGCATATCCTTTAGCTCCTCCTTCTGTTTTATATATACGTTCAACTGATGTAAGTCCATCAAGCATATAACTATCCATAAAAGATATATAATTAAATCTATTCACATCACTAACATAATTATTTACAGAATTAAAGAAGTTTCTACTATAGTCATATCCAAATTTAGCTGTTGCTCTATCTTTTACTTGAGGTTTAGCATGACCATCAATCCAAAAACTCATATCTTGTACTATCTCTCTAATGCTTTTGCCTTTTTCTTTACCATGACTATTAGATGCTAATTGTAAATTATCAAAACTCTCCATTAACTTATTCATAAATGGAGCATTTAAATCTCTAACATAATGAGGGAAAAATCCTTCTTCATAGTTTGGAGAGTACTTCTCTCTCATTTTAGTTTTTATATCATTTAATGCAGCTTCATCATTTGGGTCTAACTTACCTAAATATTTCATCCTATCAATAACTGAATCAATTCTTTTATTAACACCATTTCTAAGTGTATAGTACATTCTATCCATAAGCTCAACATATGATGTAATAGCGCTCCTCATTTCATTAGTTAATCGAGAGCCATCTGGCATCCTAATGTACATACCAATATCATTACTATCTAATTTTAATGTAGCATCTCCTTTAACTATATCACCTAGTAATTTTGCTTTACTTTTATTAAGTACTTTTTGCTTACCTTTTTTAGTAGTTGTATAAGCTTCTTTTTTTAATTGTTCAAATTTTTGTTTAAGACCATCTCTCATTCCTATCTCTATCATAGTAATCATATCATCATATACTTGTAAATGACTTTTCTGAGTAAGAGTATCAATTTGTCTTTTTATATCCAACATCTTTTCATTAGCTGCTTGTCTACCTGCCATATCATTATTCTTTTCAGCAGTTTTATAATCAGCCATGGCTTGTATCCATTGTTCGTCTAATCTAAATGATTCTTTTTCAGCTCTTGACATACTAGATTTTTGGAATCCTCTATTAATAGCTTCCGCTCTTAAATCAGAATGTATACCTTTAATTAATGTTCTATCTTGTACTTCATTTGCATGAAATTTAAATTGTGAAGCTTGCATATCATTTAATAGATTACCAACTACAGGGTCTTTTGCCCCATAATGAGAACTTTGATACATAAATTTAGCAAAGCTATTATCAAGGTCTCCTCCTTTAACCTTAGTAGTTAGCTCAGTTAACCTTGCTAGATAAGATTTAACTTGACCTTCCGTTAAGTCTTTAGCATATCTTAAATGTTTTAATTCCATATTGAAATTAGTCTTGATAAGCTTCATAGCAGCTTCATGAGGGTCATTAAATATTTTCTTTGTTCTTTCTGATTCAGCCCAAAGTTGAATACCAGATGTTAAAGCTCTGAAATTTTTAGATAGAAGACCGCAATTAGTAGCCAATGTTATACTCCTTTAGCAATTAAGAATCTCTTGAAATTCTGCCTTAGATTCAGACATATTTGGATTCAAATTGTTCTTGATTTCTCGTATTGATTCATGCATATCTTTTAATTCTCTTAACTTTTCAACATTAAACTGAGGAGTTCTCTCTAAAGATACACCTCTTTCATAATATTTACTACCACCCATTAAAGTATACACAGGACTATTTACTATACTCTCAGCAATTGGATTACCTTTTGCTAACTCTTTCTTTAATCTTCCTCCTATAAATATATCACCAGCAATTTGTCTTACTTCAGCATCAATATTTTGTCTTAATGATAAGTATTTCATTGGGTCTATTATATTATTACCCATCATCTCAGCATCCATTACACTCATCTTCTCTAGATAAGAATCAAACTGACCTTCTTTACCAGCTAGTCTCATTACATTCCTATAGAAATCTATTAAATGGTCATTCATTAATCCAAATCCACTTGACATTCTATTAGAATCTCTTTGCCATTGTACTGACCTAAAGTCACTAAACAATCTTGTAAAGTCTTGATTAAAATCTGGAAGTCTTAAATGATTATACATTACCATTTTACCTGCTTTACCTATTGCACCTACATCTAAAAAGTCTCCCACTTCTTCACCAACTAACCATCTTTGGTCTACTCTTTTATTAAAGAATCTTGAAAAAGTAGATTCAATAAACTGTATTTGCTGTAATGAACTTTTTGCTAGCTGTTGATTTTGAGCAACATCTTCAACAGTTTTTTGTGTTCCAGATGCAATCTCTGTAAGCAATCTAATACCCCTTCTATACTTAGAAGATGGGTCAAAGGTTTCAGTTGATTGATAAGGTACACTAACAGGTCTATTGTTAAATACACCAACCGCTTTCTTGTTCTGAGCAGGTTGCATAAATGAATAAAGGAATGTAGGCCCATGTCTTTCATATCCTTCCATCAACAACTTCGTTTCTAATTGATAGAAAGTATTAAGGTCTGGGAATTTATTTATTAAATCTATTTCTTGATTTGTTAGTAATGTCTTACCTCCAAACCTCATAAACTCTTTTAATCCAGTCCGATTTCCATAGAATAATCTTCTTATTTTCCGAATAAAATTTAAATCTTTTTTAGCAGTTGGACTTAACGACCATCCTCCCGGCAACATATTCTTAACATTTTCTAATGTTGCATAATAAATAGTACCATCAATCACATTCTTATCATCAGCAAATACTAATTCTATTTTATCTAAATCTTTTCCTTTTCTAGATTTTAAATATTCTTTAGGTAAGAAATCATATCCCATTTCTTTTTCTAATTTAGTAATTAGTTTATTAAGCTTATCAATTGACTTCTGTTTAGCATCCCATCTTAACTTGCTATTTAAAATAGTGCCTATCTTTTTCTTTAAATTAGCAACCAACTGTGCTTTACGATTATAATCTTGTAATCCTTTTTTAACTCCTCTAGTCAATCTATCAGCTGCAGTTTCAAGTTTATCTACTGATACTCCAGCTTCTATTGCTGACATACCTTCTCCACCGCCAAGTAATTCATTATACCATTGGTCAATTAATTCAGCAGTTCTAGTACCAACTGTCCTTGTAGTTGTTGCTCTAAATGGGTCAGCGTTATAAAATTGCCACAATATTCTATCTACTGGGGCTCCTCTTTCACCTCTAGCAAATTCTAAAGCATTTAGAGTTACATTTGGGTGTAAAATATTTTTTTCTGGTTGCCAATATCTCTGTTTTTTACCTTGAGCATCTTTAAATGTTTTTCCCTCTCTATCTACCCCAAAGTATTCATTAAAATCTTTATCACGCTTCCACGGCGTTTCTTCTTTTCCTTCATTACTACCCCATTTATTTCTTAATCTATAATAAAGACTCTTATTAATTGTCTTGTTAAAATTAAAGAATGATTCAGAGCCTGATATTACATCAGTGTATTCAGATTTTCTTTGTTCTCCAGTCTTTTCATAAACAGAATCATTAGTAACATTTAAAAGTTTACTATATTCAGATAGTAATTGATTAAGAATTGCTCTATCTAACTGAGTTAAGTCTACTTCATTAAGACCTTCTGGAGTTCTAACAATCTTTCTAAAAATCCTTACTCTATTACCATCAGAATTTCCTTTTGACCTTAAATCATTTATAAAACCTGCTTGATTTCTTCCTTTCATTTCATTAGGAACAACAGAATTATCCATACGAGGAAACATAAAATCTGGTCTCCAACTATAAATATCACTTGTAATATCTGGATTAAGTCTACCAGTTGCATCTAATATTAATTGAGTTTCTAAGGCAGCTCTTTGGAAATAATCTTTATTTTGATAATCCATAACTATCATAAAGTTTTGACCTTCGTTGCCACCTATTAAAATCTTAGCATCTTCTGTAAATCTTACATTAGGTCTCTCTTGATTAAATCTTTCTACAAACGCATCTCCTTTTGCATCTACTCCTAATTTATCTCCATATCCTAACATTCTAGGAACTTTCTGAACAAGACCAATACTTTTTTTATACACATTAGCATTAGCCATCATTTCATTCTTAGCTCTAGCTGCTTCTGTAGCATTCATACCTAAGTTATATGATATAGGTTTTTTATACATATCTGGATTAATTCCTTGTACAAAAAACTTAGAAGCTCTTCCAACATGCTCCCACATAGAAGGTCTATGAGCAAAAAAGAAATCTGCTTTATCAAAATCATAATCTCCTTCTGCTACATTAGCAACATCCATAGAATTAACTACTACCGCATTACCATATGTCTTTTCTAAGAAACCTTTTAAAGCATACAATCCAAAATCATTAGGTCTTGTTCTTGGATTTCTTCTAATCATTACACCAATACTAACATCATCTGGATAATATCCTTCGGATTTTAAAGATTCAAAATATTGATGAAATGTACCTAAAGTCTGTGTACCAACTTTTTGCCAATCTTTAAAGAAAATTTTATCTCTATATTCAGGCGATACTAATTCATTCATAGCTTTAGTATCTAATACTTCTCCATTTCTAACAAATCTAATTCTATAACCTAGGTCATGTAATTCACTAAAACTTAAATCAGCTGCATAAGATGGTATCATAGCTTCACCTTGCATTTGTACTTTTCCATCTCTGTCAACAAGTGTAGGTCTAAGTCTTTTACTTATCTCTGGTATCTGAATAATAGGAGCTTGCCCTCCATATCTATGTGAATCTTCTGCATTATATTGATTGGTAGCAGACTTCAACCCATTTATAACATTATCAATATATATATTATATAATTTATTCTTTACCATTCTATCACTATAGCTCATAGGATTAGCATCTGGAGATAAAGCTGAATAAATAGCCATGTTACTTACTGTCTTCATTCCTTCCCCAGCTTGTAAATCAGCTACTAAAGCATCATCTCCAAGAGTTCTTAACATCCATCTATTTAAAGTAATTGGGTCTTGCATTACTTCAGCCATCTTTTCAATATTAGATTCAAGTATACCTGCGAACTCTCTATCGAACATAAGTTTAGATTCAGCGTTATTCATAAAGTTAGCATCAGCCTGAGACTTTTTTGCTAATACAAAATCTGCATCTTTATTAGGCATTAGACCTACTGATTCTATTGATATCTTTCTAATCTTTTCAGATGTAAGTCTTTGATTGTTTAAATTTTCCCAACCAGTATTAATTAAACTAGCATCTTCCATCCCTGGTTCACCAACACGATTATGAACTTTTGCTCCAGTTTTAGTAATCAATATATCAACTGCTTTATTTCCTTTAAAGAATCCATCTAATGATTCACTATATACAAATAATGTTTTACCTAATAACAATGGAGATTCAGGGCCACCAGATGATATAACTGGTTTAATTGGATTAAAAGAAAGTGGGTCATGCCCCATTAAAGCGTGATATGCTCTCATCGTATCTCTTGATATAAATGCAATACTATCAAATGCAGATACATCTTCATGAGCTCTTCCAATAACAGTATCCCAATCCCACTTAATCCTCTCCTTATCTACAAGAATTTTTACTTCATCTTTTATCTTAGCGTACTCAGCATCATTCCAAATAGCAACTCCGAATCCATCATTATTAATAATTCTTCTCAATGCTCTAGCTGTATCTTTATCTCGTCTTCTTGTTGTAATCCCCTCTGGGTCTGCGCCAAACATATAAACATCAGCAACATCTTTTATAAATGATTTATTATATCTTACATATTTTTTAGTATTAAATAATTTTATTCTTGATAATGTTTTCTCAGCATCTACTCCATTAACAAAACTCATAAACGCTCTATCACCATCAGAACCAGTAAGCATTTGTTTTGCAACTAAATAAGTCATCATCTGTTCATACTCGGCTGGAGTCATTGGCTCATTTTTATCAATCTTTCTTTCTAGTTCTTCTAGCTGTTTTGTAGCTTGAGGGTCTATACCTTCTTTATTCTTATATTCAGTTATAAATTCTTTCCAAGGTTCTTTAAGTCTAGGTAAATCTTTAGCTGCAACAACTATAGGGTCTGCACCAGGAGCAAGATTCATTAACCTTAATCCTCTCTCACCATCCTTACCTTCTAAATGCCAAATACCATCTTCAGGTTTAAATACAGAAGTCTCTTGTTCTATACTAGCTATAAACTCTGATTTATGTTTTCTTATCTCATCTTTTAATTTTCGACTTATTACAGTTGCATCATCAAATATATTTATCTGTTTGTCTATATAATACTTTCCATTAGCAGACATTTCAGTTATATTCATTCTTCCGTCAACTATCATATAAGGAATTTCTAACCCATCAGTTAAATATTCATGTAATCTTGTTAACTGTATTACTTCTGGTGTCTTTTGGTAGTCACCATTTTTATAACTTAAAACATTGACATTTATTTGAGCTCTTTGAGAACCTAAAAGACCAATTAAATCTTCTCTTATTTGAGGAAGTCTTTCTCTTTGCTCTGAATCACTTAAGCTTCTATATCTTTTCCAATCATTATCTACTTTTACATCAATTCTATCTAATACTTTTCGAACTGCATTTGTATCTAATACTCTAGTTTCTGTTCCAGTGCCAGGAACATATACTAATGATTCAAAGTTTGAATACTTAGTTGCTGAATCAAGATTTGTTACATCCTTACCATCAATTCTATACCTTTCATAAAAAGTATTTAAATCAATATGTTTAACTTGTCCTCTTTCAGTAGAGTCCTCAATAAAATTATCTCTAGCCTTTTGCTCAAGAATCTCATATCTTTCTTTAGCATATTCTGGAGTATATCCAAAGGTAGACATTTTCTTTTCCATCTGCATTTTTAATAAATCAGTAAACTTTTCTACATCAACATCATAATCTCTTTGATTCTCTTTAGGCTTAATTACACCAGCTTCCCCTAACCATTGTAGAACATTAAGCTCATTACCTGGTCTTGAGTTCAAGAAATCCTTTAACTGTTGTCTAAAAGATGCATATCCTCTTTTCTGAGTAGATAGTAATGACATAAATTCAGAAAGTGTTGACTTAGCAGCCATTGAAGATTCACCTTGAATCTGAATACTTCTATCTAAGGCTTCCATGTATGTTCTATCGAGAACAGTTATTCTATCTGCATCTTCTACAACAAGACCTTTACTATCCTCAATAATTCTTCTCATTGTCTTATTATAGTCACTTGCCATTTCTATAACTACTGATTCTGGATGTCCTTTCATCCTTGCTTCATCTATTAGTTTAACTCTAAACCCTGCAGCCTTACCTTCTGCAGCTGCTTCAAACTTAACTGCCCCAGTTCCAGATAGATTAAACAATGCATCTACTTGATTTAATTTTAAATCTGTACCTTTAATTCTTTCTTGAAAAGCATAATTAACTAATTGAGACTGTAACCAAGGTTGCATAGAATCAATATTAAGTTTCATATTATTAAAATAATTTCTTAACGCTTCTACTTTACCATGTGATACTTCTATAGGATTATTTGGGTCTACTTCATACCCTCTATATCCACCAACTGCAGATTGTAATGTTAATACTCTACTTAAAAATCTTATATCTCTAGCAGTTGTTTCTGAATCAGCTCCTGTAACTTTTACTTTAGGTCTTCCATTCTCAGAAGTAATCGCATCAACTACAAGAGCTTCACTTATATTTCCTGGGCTATATAAAACACCAGCATCAACAAGCAATCCTATAAGCCTATCTCTGTCTGCATAGTCCCTTTTAAATATTGATGTAGCTTCTTCACTAACTCTTATACCATGATTACGCTGAAGAAGACCTATATAATCTCTAAAAGAATCTGCTATGCTAAATGGTTCAGCCATCGGAGAATTGTCTGGAAATTGTCTTTCTACATTACGTTCAAAAGAAGAAACTCTTTCATATATTTGCTTGAATAAAGATTCTGAATTAATATCTTTCTTAGGAGCAACTGGATTTACTTCAGCATAATTTAATAAATTAACTGTTGCCAAAGCTGAGTTAAAACTATCTGACTTTTCATATAATAAATCTAATGCTTCTTCACCTTTTAAAACTTCTCCCTTTGCATTTACTAACCATGTTAATTCACCATCTATTGCTTTTTGTTTTATTTCTTCCCCTATTGTAATCTTCTGAGGTATTATTAATCTTCTACTACCATCCTTTGTGTTAGATTCTACTGAAATACCAAGTATATTCTGAGGGTCTTCTATTGTTTCAATAAGATGTTTAAATGATTCTTCAAAATTCTTCTGAGTTTTAAGAAATGTTCTTTCTAATGCTTCTTCACTTCCTATAGTAGTTTCAAATCTTTTGTCTGCTTTTAATATTAAATCACCAATTGTCTTAGCATCTTCTTTAGATATATTATCTAATGGCTTTGTCCATGTCTTTAATCCTTTCATATATGAATACATTCTATTAAAAACTGGATTAGAACCTTCTGCTGTAGCTGCGCTTACCACATCAGGTGTTAATTCAACAGATGCAACTTCATTTGAATCAGTAATAATTTCTAATTCTTCTAACTTCTGTCTAACTTCAGCAAACTTAGCATCTAGAAATGGATTCTCAAATCTACTTTGTTTAAACTCCCAAGTAGGAATTGCAGAAAATCTCTCAGGGCTTATACCAAGAACTGTAAGATTCTGTCTTAACTGATTCATTTGTTTATGGTCAAGGTCAAACTTAGCAGGATTAGAACGTCTTTGCACATAAGCACCAATCAAGAAACTTGGCAATACATCATTAACATCTGGTTCTAAATCATGAGCATATGTATCATAAAATGTATGAGCATTAAAGAATAATCCACCTAACATCATCCTTCTCCAGTTTGCACCTATATTAGCAAGCTCTTGTTTAGATGCCCACTTCATCATATCACGACCAAATTGTCCACGCCTTTGCTCTAGCATCCTAACCATAGCTCTATTAGCATCTTTACCCCAAACCTTTTCTACATCATCAAATATACTTTCAGAACTAAGGTTTACTTTACTTGTCTTTCCTTTAAATGTATGAGTAACTATAGAAGATTGACCATTTGCTTCAGCTAATCCTCCTAATAATGAAGACCTTTTAATTAACTGCTCTCTTGTCATATCATCAAATGCGCCTTTTCTTTGGAAAGTAGCTTTCAATCCTGCCATAAAATCTGGTTTAAATGCAGCTGCTTTACCTCTAGGTTTCAACCAACTAAGCTGTCCAAACAATGCACCAGTTCCAGCTCCCCACAATGGAGCAGTCCAATCAAAATTCTTATCTTCTACCATTGATACACCTTCAAATATTGTATCAATTGAACCAAACATTACAGCATCGTCTATGCTATGACCTATTACTTTTGCTAATCTTGGATTAGTTTCAGCCAATCCTCTTAGTTTCATTAATCCTTTAAAATCTTGCAGAGGTCTTTTGAATACATTATTTGCAAACATATCTCTTACAGCTTGAGCTTGAGTAGCATCTAATACACCATCATCTAATCCTCGTTGTACATATTCTTCTAAATATTCTTTTGCAACTCTACTAAATTCTGCTCCTTGAAGTTTAGGGTCTACAGCTGCTTGTCTAGCAAGAGTTCTATATCCTTTAGTAACTTCTTTTACTGCTCCTCTAGAAAGACCTCCTTCAAGACCTCTTTCTTTCATCCCCTTTACTACTTGTTCTACACTTTCTTTACCAGCTTCTTTTAATTGTTTTCTTGCTAGTGTACCAAATCCTTTATGTAGAATTTTAGCACCAACTTTTAATGGAGCACCTGCAACGAATCCTGCGAATCCACCAATAGCTCCAGTCCATTTAGCAACAGGGTCTTCATATTCTAAATACTTTTCTTCTTCTACAAGAGCACCAGGTACTCCAAACAATGCAGTATCAACAAAACTCCATAGACCAACACCGACAGCATTCATTAAACCAGCTTCTGGAGAATCCTCTACTGATGGTTGATACCATTCTGGGTACTCATCTGCACCCATTACATCCCAAATATTTCCTTGTTGTTGTGGAGCTGCTATAGGAGATATAGCAGTTGTAGCTGCGGTATCACTTATTCCTAATGATTCACGAGCTTGTTGTCTATATTTATTATAATACTTATCGAAATTGCTTTGAGGCATTATCTCATCCTGCCAGGAATAAGACCCTGTCTTCTTCTTGCTCTTTCTTGCTGATACCTTTTAATATCTTCAATAGGAATACCAGTTAATTCAGAAGTTCTTTCTAATTCTTCATCAATCCTTTCTTGTTCCATTTCTTGTCTCATACCTAAGACAGCTTGGTTACGTTGTATTTTTTGTTCTGTAAGAACCCTTTTTAGTTTTATAAATTCAGGCATACCAGAGAGACCAGCTTTTCTATAAGCCTCTACTTTTTCTTCCGTATCATCAATTTTACTATCCATATCTTCTTGAAATTCACCAGTAGAATCATACAAATCTAATCTTAATTGCTTAATAACACTTGGTAATGCTAGATATTCTTCCATTTCATCTTCAGTTGCAACTCCAGCATTTGTTTTCTTTTCTAAAGATTCATACTTAAGTCTAGCCTTATCTAAAGCATCTCTTGTTTCTGCAACAGACACAGAAGATGGGGGAGGTGGAGGAGGAGGTGGAGGTTTAATATCCATTACAGTCTCTGGAATATCTGCATAAATACCTATAGGGCTTTGTATTTCATAATCTCCTTGTAAGAACTCAGAATATTCTTTACTAATATTAGCTTCAGATATTTTTGCTTTCTTAGCTAATTGAGATATTCCTGACAATTCTGCAGTTGCTCCTAGTCTTTTAAATGCCTCAAACATTTTCTTTTGTTTATTAGTAGCTGTTCCTTCATTAATAGCCATAGAAGCATCATATAAACTACTTGCCATATTAACCATAGTTTCAGCATCTTTAGCATTATAATAATTAAATACTGCTCCAGCTATTTCATTTGCTTGTTCATCATATCCTTTGCCCATTTGTTTTCTAAGAGCTTTTGCCATATCAGTAATTGCATCATCGGCCATTTCACCTTCTTCTATCTCTTGATAATATCTGAATATACCAGTTGACTCCCCAAAAGCTGAAGCAATCTTTGGCTTTTCAGTTTCTAATAATTTTAAAGATGTTTGTAAATTAGATTGAGTTAATGCAATATCTTGCATCCTTTTGGTTTGAGCAAATTGTTGTTCTTGAAGCGTAGCTCTTCTCGCAGATTCTTCTTTTGAAGCTGCTAACTGCATCATAGCAAGAGCAGTATCAACTTTACTTTGCTCTCTACGTTCACCACTTCTTAATATTTCTGTGATTGACCTTAATACATTTCCATTAGCCATAACTATACTCTACTATCCATAATTAACCAAAGACCGCTCTTCCTAATTTCCCAATATTCTTACCTAAATACCAAGAGCCTCTTCTCTTTTCAGCGGCTCTTCTAGTTGCCTCTAATTTACCTTTTTCTGTTTCTAACCTTGCCATTTCTGATTCATACTTACCTTCTATTTCGCCCATCCTCTTTCCTAAGTCTCCTAATAAACTATCACCTTTCATGCTCCATCTATCTCTTATTCTATTCCAAGCAAGAGATGATTGTTCCTCAACACTTCCAGCTTTTACAAGATTGCTTTGTTGTAATGCTTTTGCAGTTCCTTGAAATAAATCTTCTTTTTGCATTCCAGTCTTAAAAGATTCAGTTTCTACAGCTTGTCCATAATCAGCCATAACAGCAGCTCTACCTTTTGTAGTAGATTGTTCAAGTCTTTGTATAGCATCTTCAATACTTTTTAGGCCTACATCAGCAGTATCTCTTTCAGATTCAGCTTGCAACTCCCCTGACCTACCTGATTTATATCCACTTATAGCTCCAATAGCAGTTCCAGCTGCAGCCCAGAAAGCAGGATTTGCTAAAAAAGCCCACTTTTCCTCTAATCCAGTCTCTGGATTTGTTGTTCCAGAACCAATAGCATCTACCATTCTTTCACCTTCCATACCATACATATCCATTAAAGATTTCTCTTGTGGATTTACATGCCACAATTCACCTGTTGATGTACGAGCTATTTCTGTATCACCATATCTACCTTTCGCAGCTAACTTTGAAAGATGATTATTTGCCATTGTTCCTTTTATCGCCATTTCTTTAAATTTTCATCCCATCCAAGTTGTTTCGCAGCTTTCATTAATTCTGATTGCCCAGAAGCCCAGTCTGCATATAGAGGGACTTGATTCCTTTGTTTAAATCCTTGCGCAGATTTAGTAAAATCAAACCCTGTAGTAGTTGTTCCTTTGCCAGGTGTAGTAGTCTTTTGTTGCGCAGGTTTTGGAGGAGCAGTTGGAGGTACTATTGGAGATTGAGCTCCAGTGGCCTCACTATATAAACTTGTTTTAAATGCTTCTATTTTAGGAACCATTCCAATCTTTGAAAATTGACTAATCCCCATTACATCTGATTTTTTAAAAGCAAACCCTACTTCATCTCCACCAAATCTATATAAAGGCTTTTCCCATAACTTTTCTAATGTGTTATAAGTATCCCATTGTTTACCAGCAGCTCCAACTTTTACAGGTTTAAACTTTGAAATCCAATCAGATTGAGAACTCTTATCTAATTCTTCCCAAGTAGAAGCTCCCTCAACTCCTTCAATTGATTTTAAATATTCTTGTCTTGCAATCTCTTTTTGCACCGCAGGTAAATCTGATGTTTCAAATTCTTCTTGAGCTTGTTTTCCTCCAAAGTATTGAGCTCCAAGTTCAGTAGCTGCAGTTAATGTATCTAAAGTCTCTCCAATCCTTTGTTGCTCAAACGCTAAGTCCTCTCTACTTTGTCCAATCTCATCCCATATCCCACCAATAGCAGCTTTTGAAGCTTCATATTCACCAGCAGATTCACCAGCTTCGAAATAAACATCATATATTGATTTGCCGTTTGCCATTTTATACCTAATTTACTAACAATCTATATTCTTATATAGCATTATTATTTTACAATTCCTACATCTTTTAATGCTAATAATATAGCATTTATCTTTGTTGCTAAAGATGATACAGCATTTACAAATTCTTCATCAGTTGGATAAGTACCACCAGCGGCATCTGTAAGGTCATCACTAATTGTTCCACCAGTCCTGTCTCTTAATAAAGAAATAGATTTAGCTGGTATAACATTATCATCTTTAAATGCTTGTTTAACACTATCAATTCTATATTGTTTTTTCTGAGAGTTAACCCTCTCTTGTCTTGTCATAGCCATATTATCGAACCGGTTTCCCTCTATAGATACATGAAATATCATTAATCTTAAATCCAGCTGGAACAGTTCCTGCTGTTGAAAATTTTAAAGCAAATGATTTTATATTATTAGCTTGAGAAGATGTAGTAGGTTTTAATTCAGCAACTTGCCATCCATCAGCAGAACCTAAAACATTAGAGGAAAAATTAGTACCATCAGCAAAAGTTTTATCAAAAGTAGTTGTTCCATTAGTATCATAGTTTACAGTTACAACCGAAGCTACACTACCTGAAGCAGCTGTTGTATATGTAATTAACACTTTATATAATTTTTTATTTCTTCCAGGTTCGCCAAAATCTATATCTTTTGTTGTAAGAACAACACCCCCTTTAGCAGCACTACCATCACTCCACATAGTCATTGTACCAGTATCAGATGTATGAGCCCATACTAAATCTCCATTAGAGTCGTTAACAAAGTTTGTATGTTCTTCACTATCTGTAAGAGCAGAATTTCCTTGCACCCAGCTTTGTGTTACCATATCATAAAGATAAATATCTCCATGACTTGAACCAGAACAATCTTTTAATACTAATAATTGTCTCTTTTTTGGGATATATCCAATAATAGAATTATCAGTTGTAAAACTAAGCCAATCACTTTCTTTTATCATCTGCCTACCTCCTTTCTCAAGTAAATTAATAACTTGTTTACCATCATATAAATAGCAACCAAGTCTATTTACCCAAGCGCAACCATAATCTGTTTTACATACAGCAGCTGGAATAAGTACTCCTTTATATTTATATACATCTTCAAGAAACTCTATATCCTGTGATACATTTATTATATATAATGTTTCTTCTTTAAATTGCAGTATCCTATCAGCAAATTCTTCAAGAGCTGTTATAGATTCACCATCATTTATAGCAGCTTCTACAGTTGATTTGACAGGAAAAGTATCAAATCTATTTACAGGAGATTTTAACATAGCATCTCCCTTGATTTCAGTAGTTCCATCTTCATTAATAATTTTTACATTACCTATATACATTCTTCTTCCAACTTGAACAGCAGTTTTATACCTAGCTGTTATAGATTCATTATCTTCTGAGAATCCATTTCTACTACGATATGTATCAACTTGATTAGGTTGTAATAAATATTCTTGGTCAACATCAAAATTAAGTTCACCTGTAGCCGCATTCTTTGTTGCTGTAAATTCTTTACCACTAGCTAATACCTTAGACGTAGCATTCACAAAATTGTACTCTACTTGACCCCACCATTTAGATGGAACATCTCCAGAAATATCCCTTACATACCAAACAGCTCCTGTTAATCTTGGATTCCATGTATCATCATATTTAATACTAATTCTAGTGTCTGGAGAATATGTAGCATCTGTTACTGCTTGTTCGTATGTGTAATTTAATGTAGAGCCATCAGTATCAGTTGATGTTGTCGTAACATCCTTCACCCTTCTAACTAAAGATTCTTGAGTACCATCATATATAAAAGTAAATCCATGTTCCCATTTTCTATCCCACCCTATAGCTGTTCCAGCAGCAGGAGCTGAAAAATTAAATTCACCAAATATATCTGAGTTTGATATAGCTGTACCTCCTGCTCCGCTATGAGCTGAACCACTAGTGCTTCCAGCTTCCTGTACTTGCACTGTATGAATACTTACTGAAGTTACATCACTACCTATAGTTACTCCATCAAGCAAAACTCTTACTCCAGCTGTAGTTGCTCCAGATGTTAAAGGTGTATTTGTAGCTGGGTCTGAGAATGTAAATACATGAGTTTCTGTAACTACGTCTCCACCTTCAGAGGTTCCCAAGTCGGATGATGTAGTAGATTTATAATTTGTACCAAGACTACCTGCGAAAGTAGTACTATTTGTAGCATCTCCACCAGTTAGTGTGTAATCCCAAAATGCATCAGTAACATCTGAATAAGCAATCTGAACTTGAACAGTTAATTTATATATATTTGCTACAGTCCCAGTAGCCGCAGCCCAAACTGCATCTGATTCAAAGTAATATTGACTACCACCACTACTTGTTACACCTGAATTATTATCAGCAGCGTCTACCTCACCACTTGTTCTTGTTTCTGTATCGCCAGGTGTAACACCAGTTGATGCTATAGTTTGGTCAAATGCTGAATTTGAATTTGGAGTTGCTATATATTGTGACTGAGTTGTCCAATAATCATAGGTTACTTCATCACCAGATAAAGAAGATAGAAATATTTTATCTACATAACCATGCCACTTATTTTCATTAGTGTTCCTAAACTCAGCATCACATATTCTTAAATTTCCATCAACTGCATAAAAAACATCCTTACGAGTTCCTCCAGTTTGGTCACTTTGTCCAATAATAGGAGAATCCCATGAATCACTGCCCATTCCATATATCATTACAGTCCCAGTGGAATCTGCATCAGAAAAAGATAAATAACTTTCTCCAGTTGTAGGAATATCTGTAATTTTATATGCATCATTAGACGCATCATCCCAGCTATTATCAGAACCTCCAGTTAAAGAACCTACTGTAATAGTTGTAGCATTATTATCTGTAATTACTCCAGAACTACCATCTGTAGTATTATTAATAGTAGCTCCAATTAAAGCATCTATTGGAAAACTAGCTGATGAATCTGTCATAACAGTATCATGGTCACCACCTGTATGAGTGCCAGTATAGTCAGATATTCTATTTTGAGCAGCTGTTCTATCAGATTTCCATGCAAACAATCCATAACCAGGTGTAATCTCATTTGCATGCGCAGTAGAGCCAGCCCCTGTTTCAGATGGATGAGCTGTTGTTCCCCCTAATGTCCTTATAGTCCCAAGTTCATCTACCATTACATCAGTA